ATTTTAATCATGCAGAAAACCGCTGGAATATAGGAGTTTCCAATGCATTTGAACTGCAATGTGCAGCATATTTTGACACCGAAGAAAACACCGAAAAAGCAGCGGAAATCCTAAACAAAGAGATGAAAAAATCAGATTAAGAGAAATGAAAGGAAGATCCCAAGATGTGCAAAGAAAAAGAACTGACAGAAGCAGCCTATCGCTACTATGTGGATGAAGCATGCATTGAGGACATCGCAAAGCAGTTGCATCGGTCATACAATTACACACGGCTGATCATTAAAAAATATCGGGGTGCGTTCCGAGATGCGATTATCATGCATTGGCTGGAGCAGGAAAAGAAGTTGCAGGCAGTTGCTGATGAATATTTCAATGGGACGATGACCACGGAACAAATTAAAGAAACTTTTCACGTTTCCGGTGACACTGTTCGGAAAGTCGTTCAGAAACAAAAACCGCCGTTCGCAGAGAAGCCGGAATTTACGCCGGAAGAATTGGAAATGGAAAAGATGTTTCGTTTTGAATCGGAAGAAACGGAAAATCTGTTTGGAATCCGAAAAAAGAAGAAACGGAAGCCGATTTACGGAATCTACAACCGCACTTCCGGCAGATGGATACAGGGCTGCTTACAAGGGAAGATTCAGACAATTTTATTTACCTCTATTAAGGCATGCAAGCAGGAACGCACAGAACGCAATCTGAATCCGGAGGAATTTAAAGCGGCTCTGTACGGATGGAGGATGGAATGACAGAATATCAACATCAGAGAACCGTTATGGAGTGGTCGTGCTATGCCAGCAATCGCATACGCTATCCGGGGTTAGATTTGCTGTATCATATCCCGAATGAGATCAAATGCAATGCAGCACAAGGCAAACAGCGGAAAGATATTGGCGTAAAGTCTGGCGTACCGGATTTGTGTTTGCCGGTTGCACGTGGACAGTATCACGGGTTGTACATAGAGATGAAAGCAGAACGGGGCAGAGTATCCGAAAACCAGAAGAAATGGCTGAAACGATTGATGGAGCAGGGTTATCTTACAAAGGTCTGCTATGGGTTCGATGAAGCAATCCGGTGCATTAAGGAGTATTACAGTTATGGGGAATAACATCAGACAGTTGCTGATAAATTACAGAGATATGCAGGCAGAAATAAATGATGCGTATCAAAAAATCAATCAGGATGATAGCCCCATGTCATTTGACCGTATCGAAGAACTGGAATCAGGAATCGAACGGGTAAACAAATTTGTAAACAGCATCTACAGCTACAATCTGAAAAAGGCAATTCGGATATACTATATTGACGAACGGTATCAAAAGATTTCGTGGGAGCAGGTTGCTGATTTAGTTGGTGGCGGTTGGACATCATATGCGTTAAAAGCTGCAATCCAGCGGATCATCAAAAAAAGTGACACACATGACACAGTTGACACACATGACACGTAATAACTCTTTATAATAAAATAAAGAGTTGGATAGTTTCATTTTAAGCCACTCTTCTGAGTGGCTATCTTTTTTTATGATATGACAGTACAAGAAATTTATGGCTTGATTAAAACCAATCAGGTACACCAGTTTTACAATG